GGCAACACTGTTTAATGAATACCATAATCTATTTTCATCAATTAAAGATGCCATAACCATAGTATCTATTATCTCTCCATTTATTCGGACGCCCGCCGCTCGAAGCCAGCATACGTCATACATTGCATTGTGAAATAATTTAGTATTAGGTGCGGCACAAACTTCTTTAATCCAAGACATAACTTTATCTTTATCTAGATTACCACCACCTTCATGTGCTATTGGATAATAAGCTGACCAACCATCAACAGCTACAGCAATACCAACAATATTACCATGACCTCTTACAGCTCCAGATCCTTTTGCTTTTAACTCAGGATCTTTAGTCTCTAAGTCAATAGCTACATGACTATAGCCTTTAAGACTTGGGAAGTTATCTGGACAAATCCATTCTTTCTGAACTTCAAACATTATAATCTCTTTCAATAACCATTTCTAAATAATGAATTGCTTTTAGTATATCTTCTTTCTTACCTTTAAGTTTATGTCTACATATATACTTTATTGCGTTGCCTTCCGCAAACGGTAAATTGTTCTCATTTATAAATTTAGAAGGTTGTATTTTCATTTTTTTATAATGAGCTCCACCCACTTGTTTAAAAAAAGCTTTGTTTGTCATAGTATTGGATCTCCTATTGTATAATAATACTCTTCAGTTGGTTGCATAATATATAGATTCTCCTTTGTTCTGGTTAGACCTACAAAAAACGTTCTATGTAAAGGATCTGCATTCTTTAATGCCTCCTCATAGATTTTTCTTGTTATATCAGTGAATACAACTACATTATCGCATTGTTCACCTTTAACACCGTGCATTGTAGATATTTTAATTCTAGAGTCTTTAAATAAATCTTCACCTAAATCTAATAATTTTTTAATATATAATTTTGATTCTTCTTTTATATTTAATTGTTCCCAACTTCCGTTTATTAATAAACCATGATTTAACATTAGTTCATCTAAGTCCACACTATTAACAGCTTCTAAAGACTTGCCTGTTGTGAAACCCCATTTAGTATGTTTCATTTCATAAGATAAATATTCATAAACACTTAAAGCTTCTTCTCCACTAACAGTTGCTCCTTGATTTAATCTTGTCCAAACACGATAAGCTCGTAATAATGAATTAGGCAATAAGTCATTGAATTTACAGTCAAATCTTATGTTTAAATAATTTAAATGTTCCACAACTGGACGCATCATTTCATTAGTTATCGTTAAGATCATCCAATTACCTTTAGTAAAATCAATATTATCTAATAAACAATTTTCATATACATTACCTTCAGCATCTCTAGGTAACCAAGTTTTTTCTCTTCTCTTACTTAAATGTGGTAAAATAGTTAATGCTTTTTTAAGAACAGATCTTGGAACTCTTCTTGATTGTGTTCTTGGATCTAATGTTCCTTCTAAATTTATAAAGATATCTGCATCAGCACCTTGAAACGAATATATCGTTTGATCATCATCCCCTGCAATGTAAGATCTTTTACATTTTGATTCAATGTAGAAGAACATATCCCATTGCAGAGGACTCAGATCTTGGGCTTCATCAAGAAAGACTACGTCAAGGGGAGGACATTTATCTTTCTTAACAAACTGTTTAATCATATCGGAATATTCAATCATTCCTGTTTGTTCTTTATATGATTCTAAATCGGCATAAACTTGTTCTATAAAACTTATATTTACAAAATGATGATAGTCTAATTCTATAGCTGATTGTAATAATGATATTTTTTTTGATCTTGAATATTCTATAATCTTCATTTCTTTGCCTTGATAGGCAGGCATACCATTTTCATACTTACCTTCCTCAAAAGAAATATCAGTGCATATCTTTGAAAAATTTTTAAATGCTTTCCATTTAGATCCTTTTAACAATCTTTCATTGGTATTTATTTTAAGTTCTCTTGTTCCCATTGTATGCATAGTTCTTACATTTGGAAAATCTTTCCTGACATTTTTGTCTGGAAATAAATTACCTATTCTTTTTAATGCTTCATTTGTTGCTGCATTACTAAAAGCAATATAGGCAATTTTATTAGTAGGAGTTTTATATTCTTCTACTTCTTTCTTTAAATAATGATTAATTAAGTGATGGGTCTTACCTGTTCCTGGAGGACCTGGAATAATAGTTCTCATTCAAATGAAGCTTTCTTTAATTTTGTTTGTCTAATATTAGGTTTATCTAACTTAATAGTTTCCATTTTTAATACTCTATGAGCTATGTTTTCTATTTTAACTACTTCTTCTTTTGCTTCAAATAACTGATCTAATAACCTTAATGTTTTTTGTCTTGGATAAGTTTTATCTGGCCAAGATTTAGTTCTTTGTAAATATTTCCAAAAATCTTTAAATTTAAAATATGTCTTTTTATCCGTAGGATCGGAAAATGGTAAACCTCTTAAAACATCCTGTATTTCTTTACCTGAAGATTTACTTATAAAATCAGTTAACAGATCTTTTAATTGAACATCAATTTTAGATGAATCAGGTGCTTTAACTTCTTGTACATTAGCAAATAACTTAACTAATTGTTTTCTCCATATAATCTTTCCAATAGGAAGCATAGGTCTAGATATTTGATCCATACAAGCCATAGAAAACTTTTCAGCATCATGAATTGTTGCATTATCTACTTCAACACTCTCACCATCAATACTTACAAAGTAAATGGGAGGATCTGATGTATATTTTCTAATCTCTGTTATCTCTGGAGGTGGAACATCGTCCCCAACACCAAATTCTCTTTTAGAACAAAGTTTAGCATTACAAAAACTAACAATAGGTTCTAATTTACATTTATAACGATATTCTTTTTTACCAACTGATTCTATTGATCTTGTTATTTCAGTATGGCTAAGAGGAGGTCTCATGTATTTTTCATTATAAATATACATCTTAGCTTGCCATTCATTTTGAAATCTTTTCTTTAAATAAACACCAATGTTATACATCATGTCGTTTCTTCCACCTTCTGGCATTCCGTCTTTTAAAATTGTTTGTAAACAAGGAGGTGCTCCTTTTAAAAAATCATCTGAATCATCTGTTTCAACAATTTTTAAATTAAATAAATCTTTCTCAGTTAATGAATACTTGTCATATAATTTAAAGAAATCTTCTAGCTTTAATTCATTACCATTATCATCAAAAGCAAATCTAACTGACTTATTACTATTATGATAAGGAATATTTAAAAAACTTCCTGTATCTCCTCTATCTGTTCTAATAAAATCTTGTTTAGGGAATATTTCTGCTTTTGCGTACCCTAATACACCTGCAATCTTCTTTAATCTTTCTCTCATTAAACTAGCTGCTACAAATTCTCTAGCAAATAAAAATACATGCGCACCACCTGATTTAGATCTAAATAAAATCATAGGTATATCTTTATCTCTAATTTTTTTAATAAAAGCTTTATGATCAAATGGATAAGTATCAATATCAATACATCCCCATTTACATTTGTTATCTTCTCTAATTGGAACTATACCTAATGCTGGTTCAGCTCCATCTAAATGAGCTTGCCATAATAAATCTGTAACTGGTTTTTTTATTGTAAATGATTTAGCCTCATGTTTGCCATTTTCGGACAACTCATCTGTAACTTTAGTTTGTCCGTAGGCTGTTTGAAGCCCAGCAAATATCTCCTTAAATCTTTCTAACATTTTCCCCTCTAGAATTGGGTGGTATTTCTACCACCCAATTAATTAGTTTTATTTTCCGTTTGTAGCTAAACTTTGATAGAATTGTTTTGCTCTTTCATAAGTCGCCTTATCATTAACAGGACCAGTTTTTTGGATATTATATCCATACCACTGATTTCCTTTTCCTGAATTTAAGATAGTTGATAACTTATAAATATGGCTAAAAGAAGGCGGAGTATAAGGTCCATTCTTTCCGTCCATAGTTATAGACATCATCATGGAGTTCCATTTTCTACTTATCTTACCTTGAGATGAACTCATAGATATTAAAGCAGTTTCAGTAGAACCATCATCGTCTACTATTAGAACGAAATGTTGTCCAACTGTTAAAATGTAATTGCCATTAGGCAGTCTATCTTTCTTTGTTGCGTCTTGTGTTGTCTTAGAAATAATATCAGAAGTATCTGGATATATATTCTCTGGTCTACCTGAACCAGTTCCGAAATCAGACCATTCTTGATATTCTAATTTATAATGACAAGGAATAACATTTATTCCTTTAGCACCATCATAAACTTTTTTTGTTACTGTATTCAGCAACATACCTGGCTCTGCACCTTGAACATAATTTGCATTACGTTTCTGTGCTTCAGCAGAACCATTCTGCAATAGTTTTAAGATTGGCAAAGCAACACTTGATTGCTTTACGTTCTCAAAACCTGCGTGTGCATCATCTTCAAACATTATTGTTGAAGGTAGAGGCGCAGCTTTTTTTACTGTTACTTGCTTCTCGTTTCCCGTTTCCATTTTCTATTATCTCCTTGTTATTTTTGTTTGGTTACCTGCAAACGTTTTAAATAGATCAGAGGGCATCTCCTGTCCAGATTCGAGACGCTCTCTGACCACAGCCTTGAGTGTCTGAGAATGAACGCCAACTTTCTGGACGGGTTCAAATCCCTGACCTCGCGCAAGGACAGCATATTGCGCTGCCTTGTTATCTTCGCCACGACCAAAGGTAACAGTGATATCATTTTTAATAATATCACCTAGACCGTTGTTACGAAGC